ACTCCTTCTTTACATGCTAAATATCTACAATGGCTAGCTGAAGCAAAGCTATCGCATAAACGTGCATTATTATCTCAGAAAAAACTTTTAAAACAAAAGTGGTTATATTACAATGGTAAAATGTCTCAAGAAGAAATTGAAAAGACAGGATGGGACTATGATCCTTTTGATGGATTAAAAGTAATGAAAGGTGAAATGGATTATTATTATGATAGTGATACTGAAATTCAACAAAGTGAAGAAAAAATACAGTACTGGAAAACATTGATAGATACATTAACAGAGATTGTAGATAATCTCAAATGGAGACATCAAACAATTGGTAATATGATTCGTTGGAGACAGTTTGAAAGTGGCGAGTGATCTCGTAATAGAATACAAAGATTATAGTATGATATATGTTCAGTGCGAGCCTGGTATTGGTGCTGAATTATCAGATTATTTTTCATTTTATGTTCCTGGTCATAAATTTATGCCTGCTTATAAACATAAAGTGTGGGATGGTAAAATACGTCTATACAATAGAATGACAGGAGAACTTAGTGCTGGACTTTATGCATATGTTATAAAGTTTTGTTCTGAAAGAGGATATACTTGTGAAACACATGAAAATGAATATGGATTACCAGCAAAAAGTAATGAACTTATAGATTATGATGTTTTTATAGATAACAGTAATTTACCATTTCCTCCATATGATTATCAAATAAATGCAGTTGAAAAAGCATTAAAGAGAACTAGAGGAATATTATTATCCCCAACAGGATCTGGTAAATCATATATAATATATTTGATAATTAAATATTACTTAGAAATTATAAAACAAAATAAAGTATTAATAATTGTTCCTACTACAGGATTAGTAGAACAAATGTATAATGATTTTAAAACATATGGAATGGATGTAGATAAACTTTGTCATAAAATTTATTCAGGTAAAGATAAAAATACAAATAAATCTATCATTATTTCCACATGGCAAAGTATATACAAATTTCCAAAAAAATGGTTTGAGATTTATGGAATGGTAATAGGAGATGAATGCCATGGTTTTAAATCTAAATCGTTATCATCTATTATGAATAAAGCTACACAAGCTCAATATAGATTTGGTACTACAGGAACATTAGATGGTACATTAACTCATAAATTAGTATTAGAAGGATTGTTTGGTCCTGTATACAAAGTTACAACAACTAAACAATTACAAGATAATGATACATTAGCAGCTTTAGATATAAATGTACTACTATTAAATTATAGTGAACAATTAAGAAAAGATTTTGGTAAAAAAACATATCAAGAAGAAATTGATTGGATTGTTCAATATGAAAAAAGAAATAAATTTATAAGAAATTTAGCTTGTGATATTGATGGAAATACATTAGTATTGTTTCAAAGAATTGATAAACATGGTAAGCCATTATATGATTTGATAAATACTAAAATAAAGAATACAAGAAAAGTTTTTTATGTATCAGGTGAAACAGCAACTGTAGATAGAGAATCAATTAGAAATATTGTGGAGAAACAAAAGAATGCAATTATTGTTGCATCCATGGGAACATTTAGTACTGGCATTAATATTAGGAATCTGCATAATATTATTTTTGCTTCACCCTCCAAGTCCCAAATCAGAGTGTTACAATCAATTGGTAGAGGACTTAGAAAATCCGACGATGGTAGGCCTACGAACCTCTTTGACATTGCGGATGATTTGCACTGGAGAACAAGAAAAAATTTCTCGTTGATACATTCTGCTCATAGAGTTAAAATATATAAACAAGAACAATTCAATTATAAAATAACACAGGTGAATTTAAATGAGTAACATAAAACAATTTAAATTATCAACAGGAGAAGAAATCCTATGTGATGTGATTGAATGGGGTGATATTGTTGTCAGAAAAATTTGGCAGATAGCAAAAATAGATAATGATATTAGAGGATTAAGATTATATACACTCAAACCATGGCTTACACTTCAAGATGATGATGACGATTTACAAACAATTTGTGTTCATCATATTGTATCTGAATGTAATCCTTCTGATCAAATGCTTAAACATTTTCATCAAGTTGTAGAAAATGCAAAAATGTCAGATGAGGAAGTTGAAAAGAAAATGAAACAACATTTGGCTAAAATAAAAAATATAGATAGACTTACAGAATTAAATCTTGATAGTGATAGTAATATTATTTTATTTCCTTCTGTAGATCCAGGTAATGATAAGGTGCATTAATGAGTATAAGAGTAACACAAGATGATGAAGCATATTTAAAATATCCTAAGCACAAAAAATGGTTTAATAAATTAAGAGTTGCAGAAATGTTGGGATACGACTGTGGTCCTTCTGGGGTGTCTCCAACAAAATCAGGCAAATATATTGTTAGACCAATTATGAATATATCAGGTATGGGAGTTGGAGCAAGAGTTCAACATATGGAGAAGGATGAAGAAAAGACAGTAGAAGCTGGATACTTTTGGTGTGAATACTTTGAAGGAGTACATTATACAGCTAATTACAGATTTGTATCAGGTCAAATACCTTATTGGGAACCCAAAAATTGTTGGAGAGGTTATAATGATGAAAAAGAATTGTTTCGGTTTCATAGATGGGAAA